CTGGGTTTCAGTTCTGTCTTTGTGGGACGCGGCAAGGTATACAGTGGAGTTCCCAGCGGAATGAAGTTCCCCGCAGGAAGACGAACTTCCGAATCCACAGTCTTCAACAAACCATCCAGCTCGAGAGAAATCTGAGCCTTCACAGGGAAGCACGCCAATGTGCGAGTGATGTCATCCACATTGATTGGTGTTGCATATCCTCTTCCAGGGCTCCCAGCCACATGCATACCCGCAATCTTCTTCATGAAATGTGGTCCAATGCCAATCATCATGCTGCCACAATCCCCGGACGTGGTCTCAATGGCATACTCGTAGCTCCGGCGAAGATTGTAAATATGTTCTTTCCCGCCCTCAATGCTCTGGTAGACAAGGGGCGCATCATTCGCAAGAGCATCGCCATACTTGAGGACCATCATACCATCAAGTTGGGGGTTTACCAAGACGCACGGGAAATGTTTTGTCCCAAGTTCCTTGGAGGAGAAAAGGTGCTTCACAAGACTTCGCTGCAACGGCATTCTCTCGGGGAACTGAATTAACAATTGATCTTTGAACTCTCCTTTCGCGTCAACAACAAGCTGGAAGACACACTCCTTGGTCTCAAAGACCATACCTTCCCGCATGGTAGCGCTTGTGATTCGAATGTGGGTATTCTTCTCCAAGAAAGGAAGCAAGTGACCCGCAGTGAGCGCAATTTGACCCACTACAAAGCACAGACGCATGGCAATTGGAAAGGCTGACCCGTCACCAACAAAGATAGTGTACATATTGCTTCGAATGGCATGAGACACTTCGTGGGCTCCAGGATCGAGTCGCATTTGAGCCTCAGCGTTGCTCCTCGAACTTTGAACGCGAACATTGACAGGGCGTGCAGTGCGGCCATCACCAGAAGAAACAAGTTGAACGCGAACCACACCCTTCTTGCCGGACACAGTATCTCCAGAAGTTGTCAACTGGATGTGTTTCTTGACATCATCACGCTCAACACTTTGCAAGTCAATCAACTGATGCTCAGAAAACAAGGCACACAATGGTTTCTTCTCAACAATGTCCGAACGGTCAGAAATCATCACTGTCGAATCACTGAAATCAAATTCCGCTTTCTGTCCTTGTCTCTTGCAAGTACCACACACAGGGAGAATCAATGCACTTTCAACAACATCACCAATAACATGGGCATGCTCGAAAATCTTTGCACATTTACAACACAAATGACGATGCTTAACACGCGCCGTAGAGAGTGCAGCGCCCGTATGCAGTGCATCAAACAGTGGAGTCGACTCACACCAAAAGAACCGGTAAATCACAAACCAAATTGCAGGGATGAATGCAATACTCGCACAAATGATTGGGTGATCCAAAATGATCTGCTTTGCTTGGCTCACACATGACACAACGACCTTGCGCCATTCAGCAAGAGCGCTCTTCAGACCTGGCAGCCAAAGGCTACTGACACACTCACGGCGCTCAAGGGACTGAACAATGCACCTGGTGCTCAAGACAAACAAGGGATCGTTCCGTGCAATATCAGCATACACGGCACTTGCATCATCGCAAAATACCTGCTTGCCATTGGAGACATGTGCGAAAATCATCGTTTTCCAATTTTCGCTGCTCTTCACAAGTCTGCTGGGAGACTCCCACATCTTGACCACAATTTCCTCATGGAAAATCCCGGTAAGCTTGTGGGCCTCACTACACAATCCCGCAATCTGCATCGATGACAAAGTACGAACCAAACCAGGATCTTCAAAAACAGGTCTCATCCAAACCCAATCAATGGGTTCCTCGGTGTAATCACTTACTGAACCTGGCTTCCAGAACACATCCAACCACCCTTGAGCTTCAACAAGTGGTTTGTCTGCAAGTTCTTCCAGGAAACCCTTGAGTGCCGCACCACGCTGGAACTTCTTCTCATACGCAGTCAACAACACACGAATGAGTTCACTATACGACATCCAAGGCCCCAGATCATCACCAGACACTGGACAAACAGGACGCGCTTCCCAAACATCAGTGGAAAACGCGCAACCAAATTTTTCCCGAACTTTTCTTTCATCGAGGTAGTATCCACCATCACGAGAAACACAAACTTCCCTTCTCGCACGAACCATCACATTGACATCAAAACGGCGTCGCAATGCTTCCTTGCAGGCAATCGATTTCGGAAAGTACTCATGAACATTTTGATTAGACGTGCAAATGACGATTTCAGAGTTGAAACAAGTAGCTCCCTTGTCCGACAGTTCTGCCATGTGTAGAGGAAGCTTCGTCAAATTGCCTGTTCGAATGAGCTCCATAATCTCAGGATTCGGGGCTGATTCACTGTCTCGAATTTGCAGGAAGTCATCGAACAGAGTAATACGCTGATTTTTGTAGCCATCCCAGAATTCAGTCTCAACGGTTCGCGCGTAGATCTCCTGCGAAATATCAGGCTTACCATGAATATCTTTGGGAATGCCCTTAACTTTCAACAACTCCGTAGCAACACTGTACATCAAGGCGGACTTACCCTGAGCCGAGGGTCCAGACAAGCAGATTATGAGAGGTTCTTGTCGCGCACCACCAGTGAAAGCGCTGGACGACGCAGCTTTCTCATGAAGCTTCTTCAATGCCTGATAATGAACATTGAAAGGCAAAGCGAGCTTCGCACCAACCTTCAATTCCCCAATTTGCTTGGAGAATATAAAACCTTGCCGATACAATTCCACAACCTCTGTACAGGCAGCGGGATCCCTATCAAGACGCTCATAAATTCCTTCTTCAATCATAGTTTGCACGCGAACGAACCAACGTTCAATGCCTTCGACCATCTCTTCCAATTGAGCGACCTCCGTAGGGATACCATGCTGGATCTGGAAAACCTTGTTGACAGCAAGGCTCACAAGCTTTCCAATCCCATCGAAGGCAAAAGAACCACCCCGCACAGCACTGCCCAATGCAGTCACTGATTTCATGAAGTCGGCAATTTCACTCTCTCGGGGAAGTCGCGACAAAACAATAACAGATACACACGTGATAATGACAGTAACAACACTCACAATGAGCTCCGTGCCAACTTGGGGTTGGACAAATGTACAAAAACGACTGAACATGTTCAGCGCATGCTCTTGAACGACATTCCATGCTTGATAAGCGAGCTCCGAGGCAACGCCGCTGGTGCACAGAAAATCAATCAACAGAGCAGCAAGAGCAGCAGGGTCGGAGAACCCAATGCGAAAAGCAACAAACAACTTGCAACAAGCGGACACAATTTGTTGGGCCACGGTTTTGGACAAAAGCCCAAACCCTTCAAGCAAATCTTGACACTGAGCTTTGAATTCCACGTGATCAAATGAATGTTTGACATTGACATTCATCAAAGCTTGAGCTTGGTGAACAATCAAGGGACGAATGCGCTTCAACACTGCAGAGAAATCAACATCAACAGGATTCAATTTCACATCAACAAATCCAAAGGAGGTATTCAGAGTATACGTCACCAATCGGCCTCCCGTTCGGGAGAACAGAGGAACAGTCTTGAGTTTGTAATGCTCTTTCAGCATCTCAAACTTCGATCCTGCTCCGGCGAAGTTCGACTCGACAACCAGAGTCTTGAAGACAAGACGCCTGAAGGTGTTATTTCGCGTCTTGTCGATCAGTTGATCGAGTTGCATTTGGTCGAACCTAGTGCAGGTCTGAACTTGGGCAACAATGTCCTCTCGTAAGTAGGACAAAGGCCAAGAATTGCTCTTGCCATGGCAATGAGCGCTCCACACGTGAGAACAAAATGACTCAAGATTCTTGAATCGAGTGTTCGCACATTCCTCCTGATTGCAACGGAGGGGTTGCATCCAAGGACATGTCTCGAGATGCTCAATCGCTGTGGAGGAGACAACTGCATCGAGGCAGTAACAAACGACGACGTCAGAGCAGCGAGTGTTGATGAGATGCTGCACACGGGCCCGCATGGAACAATGGCCCTGAGCACAAACTCGACAACAATTGCGTTTGCAATTCATAACAATCTGGTCAAGAAGGGGAGCAGAGGGAATGATTTTGCGTAAAACAGACATGTCGGCAATCGCA